CGGTCGTAGCAGTGATGCTGTTAACCATCGGATGATCATCAGAGCCGCAGTGGTACAAGCAACAATCGCAGCGACAAGGACATCAGCGGCCTTCTTCGCGATGCGGTAGGTCAGTTCATCATAGATATAATCCAGGAACTCTTCAGCCTTCATGTCCAGGACTTCGTCAGAAATGGAGATCCACTTCTTGATGGACTGCGGGATCAGGGTGGTAACGCCCAGAACCAGGGACTCTTCGGTCACAGCAGAGTTGGCGGATTCGGTATGCACATAAGCACCGTCAGCGGATTTTTCCCAGCCGATCTTCAGGTTGCCCTTCAGATAAGACTTGCGGACACGGCTCATGATGCCTTCACGATTCCAGGCAGTGCGGACTCTTTCCTCAGCATAAGTAGCTACGGGAACAGTTCCGGTAACATTCTGGGTCAGCAGCGCACGGCACTGAGCGTCATCGCCGGTTTTGATGTATTCAGCATATGCCACGTTATACTCATGGCTGTTTCTGATTTCCATATCGGTCATTGTAGTATTCCTTTCCGTGGCAATTTCCTTACCACTCATCATCACATCCTGGAGCTCTTTCTGCCTTGCTTCGGCAGCGGCCAGGATCTCGGTCTCACGGTCATTCAGCGACCGCTCTTCATTGTTAAGCTGTTCAGCCTCAACTGCCAGGGCATCGAGATCAGCGTCTTCAGCTTCCATCTCCACGGCAATAGCCTCTCTCCGGGCTACAAGTTCCGCCTTCCTGGTCTGGACATCTTCCAGCTTCATCTCTTTAATTTCCATCACAGTTGGTTCCTTTCAGTAAGTTTTTAATCCGCTCGATCTTCTCGGCACGTTCACGCTCTCTCCGGCGTTTTTCTTCCTCTGCTTTGATCACTCCGTCAAAGCTTCTGCGTGCTGCTTCTGAGATATCGGTGTTCGGATTAGCCGGGATGCTCACCGCACTGACATCGTAGATCTTCCTGACCGATGTAATGTTCCGAGTGTGCGTTTCCTCGTCATAGTTTTCATCAGCAACAGTGAAGGCCCATGACATCTGAGTCACAAGACCGGCCTTTATGGATTCAAACATGCGGCGGCTGTCTTCGGTAGATCCGAGGTCGGCCCACACATGTAAGCCCTTATCATCAGACGAGAGCTGAAGCGTGCCATTCTTCTGTCTGGCAAACACCATTCCCTCGTGGTTGTACAAAAAGATCACATCAGACATGTCAGCTCCGGCAAGAGCGTCACGGCTGATCGTCTCGTTATACTTAATCCCATCGTATTCAAACAGCGTGTACGGATCGTCATAGGTTGTGGCGTATCCTTCCACGATGTACTGAGGCTCTTCGTTCTCTTCTGCGGCCCGGAACTGGATGTCCGACAGCTGGAAGTAACGAACCTCTCTGTCATTCTTGATCGACATTATCTTCTCCTTCCTCCGGAGGCTCCGGATTGACATCTTCACTCGGTTCCGGCAATACCTCCGGTTCCGGATCAGGGGCTTTATCATCGCCAACAAAATAATACTCGCCACGGATCGGCAACTGATCACCGATCTCGGCGGGCAGCGGCGTATAGTTGATCAGCTCTCTCGCCTCGTTGATCGTGATCATGCCACGGTCAGACAGCTGGGCAATAAAATTGATCTTGTCGGTCGTGCTCATGTACTGAAGCCGGTTCGCCGCCACTTCCACCTTCGCACCATGGCCGATCTCAAGATCTGTAAACAGCATGAAGGTCAGCACCTGTTCCAGCTGAATGGCAAACGGTTCAATGGCTCCATCAAACAGAGCATCAAGAGCACTTCCGGAGGCTTTATTCTGGATCACATCCTCAGACACACCGAAATAATCAAAGACATTCCGCTGGATGAGGGCCTGTTCTTCAGCACTTACCGTATAAGCGGTGCTGTGAATCTGCTGTATGCCATCGTAGGTGTTGGGAAAAAGCAAAAATCCCGAAGCGTCTGCCCTCATATTTCTGGCAGTGAAGTTCTTCTGCTCCTGTGCAAGGTCTTCCGGGTCCTTAAAGTTCGTTGCCCTGGCTAAAAAACGGAAGGTGGAAGCACTCTTGACTCCCTCCTTAATGCCCTGGCGTTCCATTCCGATCAGATCCAGCGTGTCTTCCAGCGCCCGGTTTGATTCCCCGAAGAAATCATCTCGGTACTGGAACCGAGTCATGATTCCGCATCTTTCAAACTCTACGGCAGCGGTCTGACGATTAACGAACGTGTACTCCAGATACAGCCGTCCGTTCCGGCTCTCCAGAATCTTGCACCTCTCCGGCAGACACGGCCAGATCCCGACCACATCATTGTTAATGTCAATGATCGGAACAATGAACAGCGTGGTCTGCATGTAAAGAATCGTCAGCGCACGATATAAGAACTGCGACCAGGTCATGAAGCCGTTCGGTTTTTTCTTCAGGATCGTCTGAGTCTTCGGCATGGCTGCTCCATGGACCTTGATCTGAAGCTTGCTCACATGCCGCGCAACAGCATCAATGGCAGCGCGGACAAGTTCGCTTTCATAAATCTCCCCGCGCCAGCGTTTAAATACTGGCTCGTAGGCCGTCAGGGTGTGGAAGTACTGATCCGCCGCCCACTTTTTCGGCCTAAAAATCTTGTCAAGTAACGACATGCGTTCACCTCTTTGCATTCACCAGCTGGCCGCCTATTTCTGCATACCACTTCTGCCGGACACACATTGCATCCAGCAAGGCTGCCATTCCATCAATGCGTTGGTACTGGCTGAGTTTAACCAGCTTTTTTCTGTTGGTTTCGTTGTTCATTTTCAGGGCAGCGTTTAGCATGTGGATCTTCAAGAGATCGTTGTCTCCGAAGTCGAACTTGCCGTCCCGGATGAGGCCGTCAGTCTCGTTGATGACCGGGGTCAGGTTCTCGCCCTGGAAGACATCGTCCATGTTGAAGCCGTAGGAGGCCATGTCCTGGACAAGGTACGCTGCCGAATATCTATCGAATCCCACCTTCAATGGGTAGATCTTGTATTTTTCAATCAGATCCTGGAACCACTGCTCGCAGTCGTGGTAGTCCACGAAGTTCTCGCCGGAGAGACTTAAGAAGCCCTTCGCAACGTAAGCCATATACGGGAGGCCATCCCGTGCAGTGGCTTCTTCCACCTTCTCCGCTGGCATCCAGAAGTGGGCAAACGTGTACAGCGTCCCGCTCTTCTCCACCACGCAGACAGCCGCCGTCAGGTCAGTGGTCTGAGAGAGGTCGAGCCCGGCGACAGCGTAACACCGGTGGAAGTCTTCAAAACTGAGGCTGTTCCCGGAGAAGCACTTCGCCACATCCTGTGTGTTCAACCACGCCTGTGATGAGTTTTGCTTGATGCAACAATACTTACACAGGAACTCGGCCCTTTTACTCAGACTCTGCCTGGCGACATCGATCTCGTTAAGAATGTAATCAATGGACACCGACTTCCCCAGCTGAGGCATCGACTTCCGGATCTCGTTGATATCGTCCCACTGCTCCGGATCATCCACCATGTAGATCACCGGCAGCAGCCGCTTCTCTTCGGAGTCGCCTAACAGGAACCTCGTCGCACGCTTCATCAGTTCATCGTAGATGCCATCGTTCTCGTAGCCGGAAGTGGTCACCGACAGAAGCAGAGCATCACCGGCTCTGGCACCCATGCCGGACTTCATGACTTCGTACATCTTCAGGCCACGATCTCCCGGCCAGGCGGCGATCTCATCACAGATACACAAGCTGGGGTTGAAACCGTCTGCTGTCTTCGCCTGGAACGCCACCTTCTTCATCGTGGAATTCGTTCCGACAATCTCCAGCTTTGAGATCCTCTTCTTCGGCAGCATGGCATCATCGTTGACCTTCTTGTTGTGCGGATCCTTCTCCGAGCAGATCTCCTTAAGCTCAATATAATCTGGATCCAGCTGAATCATCTGCCACGTTGTGTTGTAAACGATGTCGGCCTGATCGAGTTTCGGAGCCACGCAGTAGATCTCCGATCCGTACCCACCCTGCTGGAACTCATAGTCCGCAATAGCCGAAGCCAGAATGGACTTGCCGTTCTTCCGGCCCTCCACCAACAGGGCTTCCCAGAAATGTCTTTTCCCGTCCTCGTCCACTATCCCATATAATGCGGACAGGAAGGCCTTCTGCCACACCTCAAACCTTACCGGCCCCGGTGCCAGCGGCCCTTTAACGTGGAAGCAGTGGGCCTCCATCCATTCAATAGCCGAATTAGCTTTGACTTGATCATAAAAAAAGAGACCCTGCTCGAGCCCCTTGATCAAATAGTCATATATCTTCCGTGTCCACTGACCCACGTGCTCGGATCCCTCCATGATCCGTTGGTAATAATCATAGATCCAGTTCGTTCCGTCCATGCCCGGATGCCTCCTCCCCGGAAGTGCTTAATCCGGACTGCGCCGGTCTGGATTTGTTGGTTCGCTCTCGTTTTTGATGCGAAAAAAGTCACACCCACGGTCTATAGCATATATGCCTAAAAATTAACACCCCCGGGGGGCTATCTTATCTCCACAGATCCGTCAGGTGATACTGTATAGCGTAGATCCTCACGCCTATGCTCTGCTTCGTGACACTCCCTGCATACTGCCTCCAGGTTCCCCCAGGATAATGTGATCTCCGGGTTGTTAATATTCTCAGGAGAAATATAAACCTTATGATGCACGATCACTGCTGGATGATACAGCCCCTTCTTAAGGCAGCGTTCACACAGCCCACCTACTGACTTAAGGTATGCCTTCCTGGTCTCCTGCCAGCGGCGTGATTTGTAGAATGATGAAGCAAAGTCTTTCATGTTATCCTCCACAAGAAAGAGAGCCACAGTGTCCCAAGCTTTGTCTGTGGCCCTCTATCAGAAACTCGGCAGAATTGGTTGCACGGGAGGTTTTTCATGTGGTTTCTGATGCTAACAATATAACACAAGAAAATCCACATTATTCCACTTCTTTCAAGTACTGTTCGTAGAATATCTTCAACGCTCTGCCATGGCAGTTAGCTATGTACTTAGTATCGTAGTGCAATTCGTCAGCTATCTTCCGGAACGGCTTGCCCTCAAAGTAACGCATGAACAGGATGTCTTTATATAAGCCTATAGCATCCAGCTCGTTTACCTGATAGATGATCACAACATAAAGATCATAGTATTCTATCTTCAGATCCACCAGCTTCTGGCGCAATTCGCTAAGGCGAACAATACCGGCTTCCATGCGGTTCTCTGGGCTTGTCTGCACGTTGAGCTTGTCATAGCGGATAGCACCAGCGGAAGACAAGGCTGCGCCCAGCGTCTGGATCTCTTCGTCCACTCTACGCTGTTTCTGCTTTAACCTTCGTAATTGATTCAGGTATTCTTTAGCCGTCATTCTTCGCTCCTATTAGCGATCTCTGTCTGAGAGCCAGGCCTCATGTAGTTATAGTAGTACAGAGGCATTGGCCAGATATCGACCTGTTCATTACTTGTGATTTTAGCCATCATCTCCCTGGTAAAGTAAAGGTCTGATTCCATCTTCACATCTGTGAACCTGGTGTCTCCGATAAACTCCCTACGCCAGCATTTCGACCAGACATTCGGCCAGATCCGGCCAAGCGTGTTCGCTGTGTATCCACGGCCTTTCCAGATGAAGGCAAAACAGAGCACATCTGTAAGTGATGTTTCATTGAGTCTGTCTGCCAGTTGCTGAAGCACATACTCATGCAGCCACCAGTCGTCATCATCCATAAAAAGCACGTATTCTCCGGAAGCGATATCAAGACCGGCATTCCTGGCAAGGCCGTCATTGCCGAAGTTTGTGATCCGAGAGATATCCGCATATCTTGACACTACTGAAAAAGTGCTATCCGTGCATGCGTCACAAATCACGATCAGTTCATAGTCCTTATAAGTCTGGCTCCGGACGCTTTTTAAGGCCTTTTCGATAAAGAAGGAAGAATTGTGAGCTGGGATAATGATTGAAAATTTCATTTATCCACCTCCTTCTGGCAATCCTTAGAGAACTCCGCCCAATATCTATCCTCTTCTTCCTTAGCTATTTTACGGCTGATCACGATGGCCGGAACAAGAGCCAGGGCGATTGCGAACACCAGCAGTCCCAAGAATATTGCCACTACGATCTGATCAATCGTCATTCGCGTCACCTCCGAGATACTCAAAAGCTATGCGGTCCTCCGTGTTGGTACTGATCACGAGGCCGGTCTTGTCACGGAGCTCTTTCATCAGCTTGTTCCAGGATACGTCTGCGTCAGGATCTTCAAACTGAGCATTTAATTCCTCAAAAGCCTTCATGCCCTT